AAGGTAAACTACCACAATTCACATAATCATCCACGCCATCAAAACTCAAACCAATACCAGTCCTTCCAGGATTCCATCCAGACTTTGATGTAGATGGGAATGCAAAGTTAGTTAAATTTCCATGGTTATTCTTTCCACTTAAATCATAAGCCTTCATGCCGCCAGCCTCGTTGAACAGCCAGAAGCCAACAAGACCTCGATTGATAGGATTGCTTAGATCAAGCGAAACTCCAAGTGGAGGTTTTTGGTAAAGAAAATCAGACATTTGCAATCCTTTATAAACTCGTTACAATAGAGGCCCTTACCTTGTAATTTAAGGAAGCTCCACCATTGTCATAGTTATTATTCACAAATACTCTCACTCGATTTACCCATGTCGGGAGGACTATATTCTGCGTCATGGCAATGCTGTATATCACACTATTAATTGCATGAGCATTGGTTGAGCCATCTTGAACAGTAATAGATGTGTTTAAAACATACCCAGTTTGCAGCATCAGCTCTGAATCAGCTAAAACGTTTATGTCTTTAACTCCAACTATACGGGAGGATAATTCATTCACCTCCCACCCAGCGGCAACTGTACCAGAAGTAAAAACTGTCGTTCCAACAGGAGCTGGATTGTTGGTGATAGTTATGTTAAGCGCTGTGCCTGTCAACGCTAAAAATCGCACTAAATCTTGCCAGTCTTCATCTCCGGTGGAATTAGCCGAAGCCTGAACTAAAAACTCAGAGCCCAAATGAGCAGTAGTAGAATCAAGAAAAGCTTGTACGTTCAATGCTGAAGCATAATTTGCCGAGTTGTCATAAGTGGCGCTTTCAGAAACACCATTTTGAGCAACTGCTGTCCAATCCTGTATCTGTACTACTGATTTTGTTAATGCCATTTTTTAATGTCTCCTAAATATTAGTTCGTTTAATCATTAAACGATCTTAAAAAATGTGGAGAGGGCAAAGAGGAAAACCCTCCCTACATTTTCTAGATAATCTTTAACAGTTTAAGGTGTTAAGTTATTATCCAAGCCTACACCATTCAAGACACCACACTTCTGAGGCAGTCCAAACTCAAGACCAGCCTCAGTGAGGAACTCCTCATTAATACCGTCCACTCTCCGCTGACCATAACCCTCAGCATGCTGTTTCTGACTTGACTCACCATAGAATGTAGTATCGTCAATGTAACGATAGGTAAGTTCCTTCGGCTCAATGATCACTCCCATGTTACGAGTAGTAGCATCATAACTGAAGAGTGGATGAGTTTTCATATTTACAACTCCAAAAGGAGTCATCCACTGTCTAATCTCCATACCATAGGTCTTAGCCCCTGGAGCAAGTTGAGTAATACTGCTACTTGAAGCCAGTGCATCAATCCCAAGCAAAAATCCAGAACCGCAAAGAACCAATTTCTCAGCAGCACCATAGCGAAAGATCTTCTCAAGCATATTCTTCAACCACGTCTGACCACCACCATCTGCTGTCCAATCAAGACCAGCATAGGCAGGATTCAATGTATAATCATCGCAGTTTGATGCCGCATACTGACGAATGAAGTTGATCACTCCCATAGTAGTTCGCTCAGGCTTTCCGTTGTCTCCGATGTTTTCAGTTCTAATCCCCCAGAGACTTGCAAGCTCCATCTCCCAGGAGTGCATTTCCAATGCTTCAGCCTTTGCTTTCTGACGCTGTTCTGGAGTACGGAGCTTTGTCTTTAGCGCTGTTCGAGTCATAGATAGGGAAGTTCTGAAGATCTGTGTAAAGTTATAAACTTTTACAGGATTCAGAGCGATAGCGTCTGGCATCTCACCTCCCTCAGGATTGATGTTACCGATGATCTTAAAAGTGTTACAAGTTGACAGATTAGTATCAGGAGAGTTATCATCATTTTCCAGCAGTTTAACTGCTAAGACAGATGATAAAGTTCCACGAGAAACACCAATAATTTTACCTACAACATCAACTCGATAGTCAGCAGAATCACGAAGAAGAATCTGATGCCCTTCACGAATTCTATTAGCAAGTAATGTAGTAATTTGTACATATACTATATCAGATATAACTTTACTATCTACATAAGCAGCTGATAAATCAGGTAGAGTAAATACTCCTGATACTTCTCCACCAACAGCTGTTTGTTCCTGAGTCCACCAATAGTATTGTGGATCGTCTACTGACTCAGATCCCATCATAGATAAAATAGCTGTTAAAGGAGACTGTCCATTTGGATACAGATACATTATCTGTTCCCTCCAATTCATAGGACGCTGGCCATCAACCCAGTTACCTGTTCCACGCATTCCCAAAAATCCTGGCATATTTACCTCCTAAAATTTTTCTATTTAAGTTTGTTTAATTATTAAATGATCTATTAAATTAAGCTATTGTTCCACCTATATTCCACCACTTTCGTCCATCAGAGTAGAGTAAAGCACAATCTCCAGAGGTGTCAAGAGTGAGATCAGTCCAACCTTCACTATCCCCTTTGTGAGCAATAGTAATAACATTGACAGCTGTTACAATATTACCTGCGATAGAATAGATACAGCCTTTAGCCTCTGCAACAAGCGGTAGAGTGATAGTAAAATCACTAACTGCAAGTACAAAGGTTAAAGAAGTAGTATCAACTACAATAGGATCAGCAGTTGATAAAGTGTAATCAGTGTTGGCATTTTCAGTTCCAGCAGTCACTGGGATATATATTCCAGAAAGTGCCTCAGCATTCTCATCAACATCTGTTGCTCTTGTTAAGACAAATGCTATGGTGCTAGTGCCTTCAGTGGTAACCTCGTAGACACCATTATCTTTTGCAGTTGCCTGATTCTTAACAAGAATCCTATCATTGAGGACAGTAGCAACACTATCAACTGTTAGGACTCCAACAGCGTCTGCAGTCAGAGTTTTACCTACTCCAGTACCAGAAGCTGTACATGCAGGTAAAGCTTCTATTGTGGCTAATTTAACAGATGCCTTTGTTGTTATGCCAGCAAAGACCCTTACCACATAATCATATGTTTTCATCTGTACAGATCCAATAGGATCTATAAATTTATCAACAGTTTCCTTGTCGTTCATAATTTATTACCTCCCAAGCAACTTATTCATCTCTGAAATTTCACTCTCAAGAGATGTAGGATTAGATTTTTGTAAAGAATGTTTTAAATTACTTTTAGCTTCTGGAAGACGAGGGCCTCCGCCTTTTTTCTCGCCTCCTTTTTCATTCTTCTCTTTTCTCATCACCTGTTTGTGTAAATCAAGCCTCTTCCTTGCTTCAGGTGCAACAAGGTTCATAAGCTCAGTATATTTCTTATCTGGATTTTGAGCAACAATATCTTCAAAGACTGCTGCCACAACCCTTTTAAAAGGTACCAGATCTTTATTATCATTGTAGAATTTATCACTTGTTTCTTTTAATAAAGTTAATAGATTCAGATTATGTTTGACTATATCAGGAATAGAACTGAGAATATCTTCAGTCGATATTTTCTTAGAATCATTAACTCCTTTTGTATAGACAGAATTAAGGAGTTTATTGAAGGTATCTTTATCGTGGATAATATCTTCAATATCTTGATCTCCAATAAAGTCTTGGTCTTCAAGTTTGAGAGGCTCATTCTTTTTCTTCTCTTTTTCAAGTCTGAGACGTTCTTTTTCTTCGGCCTTTTCTTTTACTTCTCTATCAGCATTAATTTTGCTTAAAGCTGCTTTTTCTTTATCTTCTATATCAGCTAGTTGTTTATCTTCGTCAGTCTCATTTTTCTTATTCTTTATTGTTAAATCAATTTCATTCTCTTCTTCTTTCTTTTCATCTTCAGCATCTATTTTCCCTTGTTCTTTTTCATCTTTATCATCCAATGTCTCATTATCTTCATCATCAGATACTAATCCCTCAGGAGTCTTATCACCTAAAATATTAAGCATTTCTTCAATCTCCTGATTTACTACTAGTTTTTTATCTTCCTCTTCCATATTAATCTCCTTTATTTAGTTCGTTTAATTATTAAATGAACTATTTCATTACATTTCTAATTCCTGCTGAGAAGGCATTTCCTCTTCTTTCTTAGTACTTAAAAGATCTATGAAAACATCAGGAAGATTTAAGAAATAATCTACAGCCTTCTGCCTCCCATTCAAATCTCCCATATGTAGTAAGATTGATGCAGTGGAGGGATTAGCGCTCTCAGCATCATCAACAATAGATTGCATCTCTCGATTAAAACCTTCTTTCCATGATTTAAGTTCCTCTACTATATCAGCCCAGAGAATAGATTCTTTAAACTCTTCAATAACTTCCTTACTTACTCTTATTTGTATTCCTTCCATTATTAAATTCCTCAATAATTTAGGCACCACTAGGAACTAAATTACCAGCTTGTACCTGATTAGCTACCTGGTCATCAGGCATAGAGGTTATATTAACTCTATCAAGATTACGTCTAAAATCTTCAACATTCTTTGCTCCAAGCTGCTGTGCAATGTAGGTAAATATACGAGTTACATCAAACTGCTGTGCAAGTTCAGGTTGAGTACCTATTATTTTAAACAACTCAATCCATGCCTGAGAGAAATTACCTCCAGGTATTGAACCATCCCTTACTATTAAATCATAGTTGATTGCTAAATCACTTGGACTTACTCTACCACGAGTCTTACCATTGGTAAAGTTTTTCATCAACTGATCTGCATATCTCCCTGCTACATTTATGTAAGTTTCTTGAGTCATATATTGCTGAGTGTGGACGGCAAATTGAGTTCCAATATCTTGCATAAACTGCATACTGATGATCATAGCCATACACTGTAACCTTGACATTGCTGAGTTACGAGTCCCTGAAAATTCAGCACCAGTCAGTCGCTCAGGCCCTGATTGGCGAAGAGTTCCTTGCATAGATTGATCTGCTCCAGAGATTCTATCCATCCACTGAGTGATATATACAGAATCAGGTATATTCATTCTTGTAAGATCAGTTATTTGAAGTTGTTGGACTACTTTATCTACACCTCTTCCCCAAGCTGGTCTTCTTAGCCTGACAAGTTTCCCAGGTTGTGGATCTTTCAAGTCATTAATGTTGACTAAATAGGGATCAACGACCAGCATGCCATTCGCAGCCTTCTCTAAACTTACCATATGACTCTGGCCACAAACAGCTACTTTACCATTCCTTCTTACAACTGTTAAATGAGTAGAGTTTTCAAAGCAGTATACCTTACCCTTATACTGTATATCTGTTGCATTCCTACTAGCCAACGTAGCCCAAGAGGCATTTTTATCTACATTTAGTATATAGTAAGGTTTTCCACTAACTGTATTACTATCTTTTATATAACAACTATACCCAAGTTTTATTGCTACTTCTTGAAGATCATTAGATAATTGTCTACTTTCAGTACCTATCTGATATAGATTACTGTACCCTTCTGTAACATGTCCACCACCTTTAACAAAACACTCAAAAAAATGACTTAGTGTAATCTTATCAGCATTCCTTATTATGTCAGGTAGCTTCTTATATTCTCCAGTGGTGCCACCATAATAACAGTTAGTTTCTAGCCACTGATAAAAGACCTTATCAGTAATAGCCCACTGCCATGCCTCTTTACTCTTATCAAAGAACTTACTTACATGAAAAGGTAAATTATTGAAGTAGTAGTCTATACTATCAAGATACTGTTTCTTAGACTGTTCAACTATAACTGAAAGTGTACCACTATCCTTTCCAAATGTTATAGAACCATCACTGAGAAACCATCCAAGAAAGCCAGCCATAAGACCAACATCAATCTGTACATT